TTTGTTTTTACATAAGCAGCAATAAAATATGTTTCTCCAGTGACCAAACCTGTTTGATTAGATACATAACTTGCAGTTGTGTCTGTTGAAAAAACCTTTGGGTTCGATTCTATAATAGGATTTGTTCCAAAATAAAAACCTCTTTCAATTACCTCTAAACCTCTGTCATTTGTTATTGTAGCATTCAAAGTTACACTTGTTGATGTTGTATTTGTAACATCATCAGTCGTTACTAATGGGTTTATTATTGTTTGGTTTTGGTCAGTTTCTCCTGTTTGACCTGCTGACAATGCTTTATCATAATAATTACTATTAGAAACAACATACCAACTCGCATTTGCTTGAAAAACTCTTGAATTTGTTATTCTTAAAATATTTTCTAAAACTTTTTTTGATGAAAGTTTCGCAAAATTATCAGTAAATGCAAATTCATTAACTAATATATCTTGAAATAAATTATTGTTACCTGTTATTACAGAACCTGCAATAGTTGTGTATCGTATGTTATTTTGTATAAAAATATCAAAATCTAATCCAGTAAATGATAATATTTTATGTAAATAATAAAATGCAGAATCTAAATTAGTTTGATCGGTTGCACCAACTTTAATTGTACCATCAGCATTAGTATTTATATTACCATCAGGTACTAAATAAGAATCAAGAGTTCCCAAGTTATCTATTGCTCTTAAACTAATGTCAAATGGTTTTGATTGTATTGCTTCTTGAAAGGTATCAGAAACTAAAAACCCCTCCCAATAAACTTGAAAAATTGTTGATGCTGCCCAATTATAATCGGTTTCTTGCCAATTAGTATCTGCAACTTGCCAAAGTGGTGAATTAATATCAGCTGCTTCATCTTCAACCCCAACATTAACCCTTACCTTATATTCTCTTTCATCAAAATTTATAAATTCATCATAAGATATAGTTTCGGTAGTTTTAATATTTAGCACACAAGATGAACCTATAATTGGATTATAAAAATCCTCATCATTAGTGTATGTAATAATAACTGGGTTGTCAGTACCTACAATAGCAAATACATCACCAATATAATCCTTTTTTAGAATTTGGACACTTCTTTTATTTCCCTTGATGTCTGAAAAATCAAGTTCATATTTAACTCCGTAAGCCATTATTTAAATCTATTTCTGTTTCGTTCTGCTCTTTGCAAAGCAACTACTAAATCTTGACCTCTTAAAACAAACTCTCCTTGCATTGCACCACCACTATTTCCTAACATACCTTTTAATTTATTTAATGGTGCTATAACTTCAGGGTTTGATCTTGCACCAGGATATTCTCCAACTAAAGCATTTGTAGGACCTGAATATATACCTCCTTTTGCATTAGGTACTGGCGACATCATACTACCCATACCACTTAATGCGGCAAAAACTGTTCTAAAATTTAAACCAAAAATCGCACCTATTATAGCCGACAATGCTGCTGCTACTAATAATCTTTTAATTAATGCTTCAAGTTGTTGCCCTATTTTTTTAAAAGCATTCTCACCCTCACCTAAATTAGCAAAAGCATCTACTAAGGTTGTACCAATAGTAGTTGCAAAAGACATTATCATGTCATTGTTTTTCTTTAATTCTTCAGCTAATGGTATTATTGCATTTTCTTTAAAATCAGTAATTTTTTGAGTTATAGTTTGCATAGATGTTGAAAAGCCATTTGTAACCATTGTGCTTTTATCCATTACTTGTTGCCAAGTCAAACCATATTTTGCAGTTTCTGTCGATGCAGTATGTAAGGATTTTGGTAAATCATTATTTAAAAGACCTATAACAGTTTGCAAACCTGTTCCTAATTTAAATGGATTTATACCTAATAATCCACCTCCCATTGCTTCATCACCTGATTCTGTTGGGGTAGTTGTTGGTGTATCAAAAGTACCTTTTGGTTGTACTAAAGAAAAAGGTTGCCTACTTTGATTTTTACCTAATGCACCAATAAAGTCATTTTTTGCTATTGCATTTATATTGTTTTGCAATAGTTGTAATTCTGTATTAACTTTTTTAAGTGATAAAGGTTTGCCAATTATTCCCTCAATTAAATTTTTTGCATTGCTTATTTTAAGTGCCATCAAACCAACTAAAGCTGAAGTCAAAGCGATAATTATTACAGTTGTAGCTGATACCGCAGTTGCTATTGCGGTTGCTGCTGCTGCAAAAGCACCTAAAAGAATTAAAAGTGGAGGTATGACAATAGCTAAACCACTAATTAGTAGTGTTATTCTTTGTGTACTTGGTGATAATTTTTCAAATGATTTAACTAACTCTCCAATCTTTTTAGATAAAGCAGGAATACCCTCTTTTAAATTTAATGCTTCTGCTATTTCTTTACCAAGTGTTGCAAGTGCTATATTTACATTATCTTTTAATGTACTAAACAATCCCTCTAAAGTTTGTGAAAGAACCTTTAAACCATCGTTAAAACGACCTTGTGAACCTGTTGCAAACTCAAAACCATCTTGTAAAACTTTAAAAGATATTTTACCCTCTGATGCCATATCCATTATTTCACTCCTTGCAACTCCCATTGACTTTGAAAGTATATCAAGTATAGGAACTCCGTTATTTATGAATTGGCGTAAGTCCCTGGTCATTACTCTACCCTCTGCTGCTGCCTGACCAAATGCTACGGCTATACCTGTCAAATTACCACCTGAAACTGCTGCAACATCACCCAACATTTTAAGAGATTTAAAAGCATCATCTGATGTCTGCCCAAATCCCATTAACATATTGTTCACTCTTGTAAGTTCCTCTAATTGTAGAGGTGTTTCTGCACTAAATTTAACCAATCTTTCAAATGCTTTTGCACCCTCCTCTGCTGATCCATTTAATGTATTTAATGTAACTTGTAATCTTTCAAATTTAGCGGCTTGTCTTAAAGCTAATGTACCAACTGCAAGTAAAGGAAGTGATAACCTTGTGGACAACATTTTACCTGTCCTTGTAGCTTGTTGACTAAATTTCTCAATTTTACCCCTTGATTTATCAATATTAACATTGAACTGTGCAGTTTTTGCAATAAACTCGAATAATAATCTAAAATCATTGTTTGCCATAGTACAAAAATAACTATTTTTTATTCAACTTACTATTAATGAGTTCTTGATACTTTTCAAAATCTTCTCTCGATGTTTTAGCCGTATTTCTCTTTATGTTGTCTTGTGGTAATTCAAAGAGTTGGTGGGGTTTTATCATATCAGATTTCTTACCAACATTAACATTGTGAATCATTGTCGCAACAAAACGATGTTGTTCCCAAAGTGCATTTATTTGGATTACATAGGATTCCGACATAAGTTTGTTTTCCTTAAATGTATTAGTCCAAAAGTCGTTAGGATTAATACCACAATAACCAATGTAGAAATCGGTTATATCCTCCCAAGAAGTTTTATCGGTTATTTTTTTTTTGAATCAGTTTGTGGATTCCTATTTAAACCTGCATTTAAATCATTACCCAAGATTCGAGATTCTGTCATTGCCTTGATAATCTTCTCAATATCCTCTGAAGTAATATCTTCAAGCCAATTACCAACATCGAAATTATCATAGTCAATTTCTTTTTTGTTTTCTTGGTCGTAAGTTAAAATACCTGCATATACTATCGTAATGATAGCTTTAAGTGAGACACCTTTTTCAAAAATACCTCCAATTTCATCAAGAGAAACATTAAGCATATCCGTAAAGGTTGCCCAAAAGTTCATACTAAAGTGTAATGTACGATTCTTTCCTCCGATTTTAAGAGTGTAATAACCTCTTTGTTTTGTCATTTAAAATAGTTTACAATAACAAATATAGTAATTAGAATTTGAAAATCAACTGTTAGTTTGTAGATTCTGTGATTGCACCAGTAACTGTGATTGTTCCTGAATAAGTAACTGCTTCTTCCATTGCACCACTTATTTCACAACTTGACATAAAACCCTCTCCACTGTATATCGTGTCGCCAGTAGCAGCAGTTCCAAATGTAAAATCTATTTTTTGTCTTGTAAGTAGTTTGTGTGCAATTTCTTTTCCACCATTAGCATCAGTATAATCAACTAAACCATCAAAAGATATTTCTGCTGATCTTAAACCTGCGATTGATTCTGAAAACCCTGCTGAATCTTTTGTAGTGGCAGCTGCCATATCGTTAGTAAATGAAATTGAACACGATGTAGTGTGTCCTATTGTAGCAGGTGATCCTGCATCATCTGCGATTTTGATTAAAAGGTTAGTACCATTGAAAACTGTTGAAGCCATAACTTATAATTTTTATACTACAAATATAATTAATTTTTGATTAATAATTTTCTAATGATATTATTCCAACCAGTTGTAAACCAACCATTGAAATTTCTGATCTTTTGTGCTAAATATTCAAATAATCTTGCCATAATTTATTTTTTATCGAATTTATCTAAAAGTTGTATAATTTTAATTACTGTATAAACCAACGTAGCTATTATTAAGAGTGCTTGTAGTGCTTCATTTATTTGTGACATACTTATTATATAAACTCCTACTCCTATTATTGTTGGTTTAAATCCTTCCATCTTAATTCATTTT